GCTCCCCATAGTACAGCAGAACCTTCAAACAAAAGGATTTCCTTGATTAGGTTGTACTCCTCTGCTTGCCCTTTCTGTTGTGCTTCTGCTTTAATAGTTCTAAACCCTACAGAATGTTGGTTAATATGCCCTGACTTGTAAAATTCAAGGACATCATTTCCCCAAGTTGTGTTGAGAACATCAGTAACTCCAACAAGGTAGTCACCCTCTACATACAACTCAGAGAACTTACCAATAGCACTCTTTAAGGATGGGTTATGGTCTGTTAGATGCCAAATCAAATTAGCACCTTTAGGACCTCTTTCAGCCATAGTCTTATTGTATGCTCCGTGGTCAATGACATCATTGTCAAAGTCCTTAGAACCCATCTGACTGATGGCAACCTTCACTTTCCGTGAAGTTTCTGACACATCTCTTACTGAGTCTGCTATCAACTTCTGTTCAAAATATCTTTTCATAGTTTCTTTCATTTAGGGAGGGTTAGGTCTGGTTCTTATTTCATTGTTGCAGTATTGGCTTAAGCCACCTAATCACCTCCCAAATTATGTTCTGATTAGTTGTCCTCTGCTATCTCTTTTAGGTACTACTATATAACTACACCGACAGTTTATCACCATTGCTGCTGATCCGCCAGGTGCTAAAGGATATTCAATCTGCTCACCACTTCTTGGGTCTGTAAAGTCATCACCGAAGTCAACAACTTGTCCATCCATATGGTAGTGGTCCTTAGGTTGTTCACATTTAAAACCCCTTGTCCTTGAATCTCTAAAGGCAATCCACTCTTTTACCATTTCATAGTTAAACCCTGATGCTGCTGCTTTTACTCCTGTGTTTGCTGCCCTTCCTACCTCTGTTCTGATTATCCTTTCAGCTTGCATTGCAGTAAAGCCTGACTTCTCAAATAACTTGATAATCTCATCTAAGGTTAACTCTTTGGCTATAGCACTTTGTAAGACTAAGATCAAGTGATTCCTAAGTGTCTCTGAGGTTTTTACTACTGCATATTGTAGTAAGGTCTTTTTTAGTTCATCTTGAATGAATTTAATCCATCCCTCATCTCTGCCTATCCCTTTCTGTGCTATTTCCCTTCTTATTTGCTTATAGGTCTCATTAGCATAGTAAACACCTACTTTTTTGTAGATGTCTGAGATTGGCTTATTTAGGTCATCACTCCATAGCTTAGTTCTAAGCTCCACAAGTGTTTGCCTTGCACCTTTCCTTTTTAGTGTACCTATCAAAGAACTAACAACCTTATCTAATGACCTTTTAACCTTAGGGTAAAATTGACTGCCAAACTTCTTGTTGGTCCGGCTGTACTTCTTTGCCCATTCTGTTCTCTCTTTGTTGGTCATTTAACCTATCTCTTAAAGCCTGTCTTTTGGCTTCCATTTTCGCTTTTAACATTGCACAGCACTTTTCCTTTTTGGTTATAGGATAAGTCCGTTTTATAATATCCTCAATCATCAATCATTTCACCTTCAGTCTCAGAATCATCTAAGGCATCTATTACATCCTGATTGTTATCATAATGCTTATAGATTCCTAAATCCTTAATCTTTTGCACTTTGGCTTTATTAGAGCCTGTTGCATATACTCTTGATGCAGGAATGCCTAATTCTTTAGCAGTTCCCAACATTCCCTCTTTGTCTGATCTTGCTGAGATAATATAAACAATTGAACCTTCCTCAATCTCATCCATTGCTTTCATCTTACCCTTTTCAGTAGATAAAACACCATCATAATCAAATGACACCTTCTCACCTTCTGACTTGTAAGACTTGGCAAGTTCACCACTTACATCCTGTGGTAGTCCTGGAGTTGAATACTCACTTAATGGCATACCATCTTGTGTAGTTATCCAAGGCTCATCAAAGAGGTCATTGTCTATTCTTTCAAGACCTAACAACATTCTCTGCTCATTAGGACTTAAAGTTTTAAGGTCCTTAATCCAAGTGGACTTATTAGCCACATCCTCTGCAAGCTCAGTAAATACTGTATGGTCAAAGTCAACATAAACATTCTGACCCTTATATCCCCAATCTGTTTGGAGTTTTCTGTTAAAGTGGTTTCTAAAGGCTACAAGGGCAGGAATAGCACAGCGAGCTGTAAGGGCCTTTTCAGCCTCTCTGACATTGTTATAAGTAGAGGTATCACTATCCCCTACCAACTGAGAAGGCACTCCATAAACAGCCGCAAATCGCTTTAAATCCCATTTCTCTGAGTCTATGATAGAAAGGTCCACAGGACTAAGGCCAACCTCTTGCCAGCCCATCTTATATCCACTCACTCCTATTCTACCCCAATTCTCTGATCCTACCCACTCACCTTTTCCTACAAGTTTCTGCTTAATGGCTTCTACTTGTTTTCTTGTGTCCATAGGGTCAACACCATTAGACAGGACTCTTGGATCATCCACATAAAGGACACCCTTAACACCCTGATTCTCTAACATAGCGGCTGATGCCTTGATAGCTGAGTTGGACCTACTTAATCTTCTAAGAGCTGCTTTCAATGGACTCATACCATAAAGGTGTGCGCCATTGACATCCCAATCATAATTCTGATATCTATCGTGCAAAACCTGAGCCTTAGGGAAGTAAGCATCCGAAAGGTTAGTCATTACATATCCCTGCTCAATGATTGGGAATCTATTTGTTGTTGCGATGATTGATATCTCTTGATAGGGCAAGTTGTGTAGTTGGAAAGGTTTGCCTTGATTAGCACCTAATTCCAACATCTCAGCCCAAACTGTTCTACCCCCTGTGATTAACTTCCAGCCTGTTGAGTTACTAACAAGGTCCTGGAATGTCTCATATTCATTAGGGTATCTTATAAGCTCAGAAAGCCTATCTACATAAATAGGCTCTAATGCTTTCTTTCTAAACTTAATAGCTTTTTTATAGTCTTGGGTGTTAAGGTCTTTCTTTCGCATCAATCCTTCATAGGATTTAAATGCCTCCTCATCTACTATCTTGTAAACACCCCACTCAGGCAGTCTTACCTTATCAGTGATAAGAGTAACTGCTGTATAGATAATGTCATTGACTTGATATCCATCAATGATGTAATTCTTTCTGTTGTCTGCAATTCCTACATAAGTTCCACCCATCATTGTGTAGGATGCAAAGGGCTGACCAATGGGCATCATAGGCATTGCCTTCCCTGTCAGTACATTCCAAGCATCTTGTATCTTGCCCATTTTATGTCTTTACCAAGCCATTACTTCAAACTTAGGCTTGTTTAGTTTCGTAAATATTGCATACCTCATAGCATCACAACCGTGGTCCCACATCTTAACAGGACTTTCATCAGGGTGGACTTTACCATCCTTATCTGTTTTCCACTTGTATGATCTAATCTCTTTTATAAGGTTGATTGATTCGGGTGTTATTGTCAGAGGTTGGCTTTTTACCTTTTGTATTCCTGCATAGACATCTTTCTCTGCTGGCTTGGCATTGTACCCTGCTCTAAGTAACTCCTCAATTGTTTTAGGCTCTGCTGCATCACAAAATATCTCATCAGACTTTCTGATGTCTAACGCTTTCATCCTTTCTATTAGGTCGGATGTTGTTAGCCTTGATTCGTAAATCATTTCGTGTGCATAGGTTTGATTGTCTTTAAAGCCTACTTTGATTAGTGCAGTTGGTACTGAATAGCCAAAGTCCAAACCATAAACAATCTCAGAATCATCTCTAAAAGGTCCCTGTTTCCAATGTGTGTAGATAATCTCTTGGCTCTTACCTCTTTCACCTAACCCGAACACCTTCCACATATTCTCATCAGCATCCCTTAGGCTTTCAATCTCTTGAACTTGCTCTTTTGGGAGGAAGGGGTTGTTTTTGTAGGTAGAATGAATTAACTTATTGCCAGGCTTATCTGCAACATCACATACCCAAGAGGCTTCATCTACAGGGTTAAAATCTAAAAAGATTGTCTGCTTAGTTCTTAGGGCTAATTGTTGGTAGATTGAGTGTGGTAGTAAATTGGCCTCATTTATGTATAGGATATCTCTACCGGGACCTCTAACCTTACCCGAATCTTCAGCACCAAAGAATTCAATGTATGAGCCATTGGGGTAGTGGTAAACATTGTCAGTCTTGTTAAATGCTTCATCTGTGTAGATACCAGCATCCTCTAAGATTTGTAAGATATCCCTCCTTGCTCCTCTTTTTAAGTGAGGTAGGGAAGGACTAACCACCGAAATCGTGACCTTTTCCTTATGCGGTATGTAAAGAGCTAACAGTTGTCCTAATGAATAAGTCTTACCTGATCTTGTTGAACCTTGATTAGCAATAACTCTGTGTTGTTTTGCTTCATAGGCTTGTAAGTTCCATTCAAAGACATCTGTATATTTAACTTTGGCTGTCCTCATTGCTGATTCCAGCTTTCTCAAATACTATATTTATTCCACCCGAATGATTTAAGTCAACAACCTGCTTGGATTTACCATAAGCTCTTTCTAATAGGACCTCAGCAGCTCTGACATCACCTTTGGTTGCCTTTGCTCTTAAAGCCATTAAAATTGCTTTAGCGGCCTCAATTCCATCTTTATCTTCACCAAGCACATCAGCTAATAAGACATCAAGCTGGGGAAGTTTAGGCTTTCTGCCATTCTTCTCAGGTTGATAATCCTTACTGAACTGTGTTGCTTTATTTGGAAACTCTCCCACCGTTTTATACCGTTTGTCCGTTCTTTTTAATAACAATGTTTGGGTCTAACTTTCTCATCCTATCTACTATGACTTGACAATATTTAGGGTCAAATTCAACCAAATAGGCTTTTCTGTTCATTTGATGGGCTGCAACCATTGTAGTTCCGGAGCCACCAAAAGCATCTGCTATAATATCCCCTTCTTTACTACTATTGCCTATTTGATAAGCAATAAGAGGTATAGGCTTCATTGTTGGATGTTCTGCATTTCTGCTTGGCCTGTCAAATTCTAATATAGTTGTTTGTTTTCTATCTGAATACCAACTATGTGCGGCTCCCTCTTTCCATCCATAAAGGCAAGGTTCGTGTCTCCATTGATAATCTTGTCTACCCATAACCATCGATTGTTTAACCCAGATTAGACACTGTTTTACCATAATTTTAGCATCTTTCATGGCTTGCCTAAAATTTGCTCCTTCTGAATCTGCATGCCAAACATACCAACTACCTCCAGCCTTAGTAAAACTTCCTAAAGCAATATAAAAATCATATAAAAATTGATAAAATTGCTTATCATCCATGCTATCATTAGCAATAGTTAAAGCATCTTTTGTTTTTCCTTCATAAGCTACGTTGTAAGGAGGATCAGTTACTACTAAATCAGCCATTTCTTGCCCAAATAAGCGGCTAAAAGTATCTGTTTGAGTTGAATCTCCACATATTAGTTTATGGGGGCCAATTTCAAACAAATCGCCTAAAACAATATCTGTTTGGACTTCATCTGGAATCTCAAAGTCATCTTCTTCAGCCTCTAATACTTTAGGTTCATAGTCGGGTATATCCAAACCCCATTCGGATAGCTTATCTACATCCCATTCATTTGCCAAGACATCCCATTCCCACTCGCCAAAGCCAACATTGTCTTTAATGATAAATTCCTGTTGTTGGTCGGGTGTCAAAGAACTTGCCTTTATTACAGGCACTTCTGTTAGTCCGGCTTCAATACAGGCTTTTAACCTCATATTTCCACCTAAAACAATCATCTGATCGTTTACTACAATCGGTCTAATGTCAAGCATCTGAGGAAATTCCTGGATGCTCTTTACCAGCTTTTTAAACTTATCATCCTTGATTACTCTTGGATTATTTGGGTTTAGCCGGATTTCAGTTATTGCTGTGGACTGAATTTGTGGCATTTATTTTTTCTTTTTCTTCTTACCCATTTTCTTACATCCGCAACTCATTGCTTTCCCATTTTACCGCATTGCCAAAGGACTTTCCTTGACCAATAGTTGGCACTTAATTTAGAGTCTGTGCCTTTAATTCCTCCTGATCTTGCACAGTAGGACTTTCTTCTTGTCTTAGACTTGTGCTGAGTAAAGTCTTTCATTGAGGAGTCACCGAAATGGATAATCTTTTCTACACCATTCTCACAAGCCTTGACAACCTTCTTCTTTCCTTTAAGCCAGCTTTTCATTGGCTTATTACAGGGCATCTCAGACTTGGGGACTCTTTTTATCATAAATAAAAACCCTTAGCCAAACTAATGACTAAGGGCTGTATCTATTTCCTAACTTTACTAATCACTACCAAATATAACCAATTTTATCCATATTAGCAAAAATACTTATTCACAACTTAGGATTCCACTCAGTAAGTATTCTTACCATTTCTAACATTACCCCTTGTCCTCCTTTAGTTTCTAATATATGCATCCCATCTAACTCCTTTATCTCTTTAGAGGCATCTGAAGGGCAGAAACAATATTTGGCTTTGTTAAGCATTGGTATATCCCAGGCTGAGTCACCTATGGCTATTTGATAATCAAAAGGTATGGACTCCTTGTTTCTTATGTGGTGTATCTCTGCACCTGACCTTTTTAGGTAGAAGTCTGATCCTGGCCAAGAGGAGGCTGTGACTATGTGTACTTGAAAGCCCATAGCCAAAAGCTCTTTAATAGCTCCTAAGTCCTTGTTGTTAAATGACTTAATGATTTCCCCTTGATGGTTTACCCATATTTTACCATCAGTTAATACCCCATCTACATCTACACAGATTGTCATAAGTTACTTTTTTACTATCCAAATGTACCAAACCTTTCCACCTATTTCCTTTTGTATGACTTTATAGGGGTCCTCACTTATTGTTTCTATTAAGCCATCACCTTTTTTAAGTCTCAGTAGGTAGTCCTTTCTGTCATCCCATATTTCCTCCACAAAGATGTCATTTTGGTGAAAGCCTTGCCAATTCTCAAAGGTTGCCTCATTTTCAAATCCTTGAATGATTAGATACCCTCCAGGTTTAACTGCCTTAAATAGGCTTAAATAGGCCTTATAAGGGTCCTGAGTGTGGTCAAGGGCATTGCTTATGTGTACAATGTCATACTCATTCTTAAAAGGTAACTCCTCAGCAGGAAAAGCCATAGGAGGATGGACCTTGTGTTTGTCATAGTCAAAAATAAGTCTGTAAAGGTCACCTAATGGGTCA